AAAGATGCCACCCGTTGAAATCGGGCAGTTTGGGCAGTGCTGATTGCGTCCACTCTTCGCTCCACATCTTGCGACGTTCCTGCGTTGAAATGAACTTGTCTTCTGGGGATGCGCGGCTTGCGTCCTCGCTTGCGCGATCATTGCGACCGCCGGCATTCAGAGATTTTTTAAGACGGGACTCCATGGGGAGCCTCCTTGTTGGTGAGATTGTTTAGGATTGTAGCCGTAGCTGCTTTTGCAGCGCGGCGTTTAACCCAAGACTGTTTGATTTTGTCAGAAAAACCTTCAGGCTTTGCGCGGCCTTTCATGGTCTTACTGATAGCGGTTTTGATGTCTTCTGGCATTGGAGGCATTGTTTTGCCCTTATTCCAAGCCCTCCCAAGCGATAGCCCCGAAGTATTCAGCTTATGCTTTTTGTCTTCAGAAATCTTAACGCCTTTTCTTGGCGAAGGTTTACCTGCTTGGCTTGGGGGATTTTCACCGCCAGAAGTCATGTTGTACCCGTGCGGAATTTCGGTATTTTCCTGAGCCACTATCTGTTGTTCTAGCGCGTACAGATTTTCCGAAGTTCCTATGGCATGCGCGAGTTCTTCCACGATGAAGTTTTCGACCCCGTGCTTGCGCATCGATTTGTACAAAACATTTTGCTTACCACGAATAGCAGCCCAGCAGTGCTCCTTAAAACGCTGCTCTATACTGCCCACGGTTACGCCAACGTAAAACTTGTTGGTAACCAAATTCGTGATGCGGTAGCAAATCATTTCGGATTATTTCGGGCGTGTTCGGCGTACCGTTTGATCATCCTGTTGCGTTTTTCAGGATTTTCCCACATTCCGCTGTCCTTCATCGCCCGCACTTGTTCAGCGGAGAGAGTGAAAGTCCGGTTTGTGCCCCCGTATGCGGCAGATGCCTCGCGTCCTGAGCTTCCCACGGTATTCCTTGGTGTTCGTTGACTGGATTCACGCTTGTCCGCGCCATTATAGCGATGCGGCAGATATTTTTGCAATCTGTTGTCCAATTCGTCCCAATAATCGGGATCAGAAGGGTTCCAGCCCTCTTTTGTGAGGACTTCATCGACCTGTTTGGCGATTTTGCTGTCGGTGTCCGATAAATCGGGCTTATACCAGCCGTTTCGGTCAATCCACGTCGACGCATTGCGTTGCACGCTCGGATCAATGGTCTGCGCGGGCGCGTTATTGGACTGTTCTGCCTGTTTTCGCAGCCTTGCAAGGTTATCAAGCTGCTGCCGGGACTCGTAGAGCGCCTCTTGGGCCTTGACAGCCGCCTCGCCGTCACCGGCACTGGTGGCTTCGGCCAGTTTCATGCGGTGGTACTCGAGACGGACCTGCTGGTCCTCGATGGTCTTGTCCAGACGGGCCATGTCAGCGCCTTGGGTGCGCTGTTCTACCCGGGAAAGACGGTTTCGGAGGTCCTCGTTCTCGCGCTTGACGGCCTGCAACAGCACGTCCTTCTCTTCGTTGGTCTTGCGGATCAGGTCCTTCTTGGATCGGCGGCGTGCGCGGCGTGCGGCACGCACCGCTTCGCTGTCATCGGGGTGATCGTCGTCCCCGCCGTCGTCTGAAGGCGTGTTTTCGCCATCATTTTTGGGCAAAATGCCCTCGGGAAGCTCCACCGTAGCGGTGCCGTCCTGTCCTTCTTCGACGTGCAGGTCTTCTTCTTTGTCGTTTGCCATGGTATTTCCTTAGACGTAGGCTTTGAATGAGAGCGGATCGTCGGTAACCCGGGCGATCAGTTCGTGGTCGTTGATCGTCATGAACAGCACCGGGTTCAGGTCGCCGTTTTCTTCGTTGGAAACGAAGCGTTCCCAGCGGTCGCCGCCCCAGCGCGGCACGCGGACGTAGTCGCCTACCTGCGCCCAACTGCCTTCCGGCCACGATGTCATGGTGTCACGATTCTTGAAAGCCAGCGGCCCGACGGCCACGACCTTCCCGATCATGTTGTTCCACTTCTCGTTCTCTTTGGTTTCTTCCACCAGAATGATCTTCCCCGCGCTCTTCTTGATGCGGCGAAGCTGGACGATGACGCGGCCACCAAATGGTGCTTGGCCGGCATGTACTTCTGGAAATGCCCACGCCAATTCGGCTGGATCGGATACCTGCTGCGTGCCCACGATGGTAGGCACCTTCTGCTCACTCATACTCACTCCTATCGACATAAAACCATATTTCAGGTTTGAGATGCACATATTTCAGTGCGGCTTGGGGCCTTGCGGCCTTATTCGTTTTCGGCGAGTTTTGCGTTGAGGGTATCAAGAACCCATTGCAGGCCCTGATACTCCCCAACGATTCGGGAATATATTTGGTGGTCCCCCACCGGGTTATTCACCAGCGACATGCGGATTTCCGCCTGCCGTACTTGGATTTGGTGAAGCAGTTCGGAAATCACTTTTTCTTGGACAGGTGGCTCAGGCCGCCAGCGGGTTTGGACTGGCCGCCCTTAGGCTGTTGGCTGGTGCCGTCGAGTTTGACGCCCATGGCAAGCCGTTTGTGCTGCTTGACCAGTTCGCCGGTCTGTGCGTTATTGGGTGTTGCCATTTGGGGCTCCTTGCAATGGTTGGTTAATGGTTTCGTGCATCAACTTGGCGTTCTCGATTTCAATCCGCGCCTGATTGTTAATACTCGCAATTTGCAATTGTAGTTGTCCGGCCTGCTGGACCTCCTGCGCCTTGGCCTGCATCTCGGCTTGGCCGCGCTGCTGGCCGTCCTGCATCTTGGCCTGCGCAATCTGGCCGTCCTGCTTGTCCTTGGCGGCCTTGCGTTGCGTCTCGGCCATGGCCGTGTCCTTGACAACCTGCGCGTCGGGCGGCAGCGGCGGCGGTGCTTTGTTCTGCTGCAGGGCCTGCTGGAGTTGCTGTAGTTGGGGCAGAATCTGCGAGAACACCTGTTGGCTGTCCAGAGCCACATGCTGGCCCACGGTGGCGTACAGCTTGTCGATGATCGCCGTCAGCTTGGGGTTCTCGTAGTCATCCACCGGCTTGCCTCCGCGCAGGTTGGCAACGTAGCCGTTCATCCGGTTCAGGTACCACAGCGTCATGTGCTGCTTGATGTGCTCGACCGCGTTGGGCAGGAACGCCGGGGCAATGAACGGGTTGGCACCAAAGGATGGGTCCATGCCGAACATCAGGTGCCCTTGGATGTGCGCGATGTGGTCCTGCTGCATGTAGGCGTAGGCCGGGTGCCCCATGGACATGGCCGCGTTTTCGTCGGCCAGCGTGCGCTGCTCGGGCTCGGGCACGTTCTTGAGCAACTCGCTGACGTTGGGAATCTTGAGTTGCTTGAGGAACCGCTCCTCCACCGCCTTGGCGTCGTACAGGTCGGCCTTGGCGTCCGCCCGGGACAGCACGGCCTGCATCTGCGCCATGCGCTGGGTTTCGCTGAAGATGTGCGGGTCGCTGACCGGGATGACGTCGGTGTTCTTGTCAAAGTCTTCCTTCTCGATCTCCAAGTCCGCGACCATGTCGCCCTTGCGCATCTCCTTAAAGTGCCACCGGTTCAGGCGGCACAGCACCTTGATTAGCCGCGCCTGCGACTGATGCAGCCGCGCATGGATCGCCGAGTACACGGCGGCCCCCTGCTCGATCAGGGCCTGCGTGGTGCCCACGGGGCTGTTGGAGGTCACGTCAGCGATCTTCTCCTCGCTGGTGGTCACCACGCCCTTGGCGGCGTTGTCCAGCCAGCCCAGAAGCTCAAACAGCACCGGGCTCGGTGGATTGAACGGCATGGGCATGGCGATCTTGCGGATGTCGTCCACGCCGGGTGCGCCCTCGATCTCCGCCACCTGTGTGACCTCGATCTGCTGGGTCTGGCCGCTGATCTTGGCTCCCTTGAGCTTGAGCATCGTCGCGGCGTTGTTGATGTGCGCGGAGTCCAGCAGGGCACGCAGGGCACCCGTCAGGGCCGCGCTGAGGCCGCCGATGAGGTGCGGCAGGCCGATGGCAAACACGCCGCGCCATGGGATGAACTTGAACTCGATGATCCAGTCCAGCTTGGTCATCGTCTCGTCGCCCTCCTCCCAGTTGCGGTAGAGCCCGATCACCTCGTTGGACTGCTCGTCCACCATCATGATGTACGGGGCCATCTCGCCCTTGGAGTGCTTGTCGTCTTCCAACTCCAGCCATGTGTAGATGTGGAAAACCTTGCGCAGCCCGTCCTCGTTGTCTTGGAACTTGCGCCCCTCGATCTTGTCGTTGGCCTTTTGCGAGTAGGTCTGCTCAGGCTCTTGGCCGGAAGTGACGTGCGACCCGTCCTTGTACATCCCGCTGGCGATGCGGCGGTCGTACTCCCACTCGGTGATCTCGTGGACCTCGGCGGCACGCTGGGCGGTGTAGAAGTTGCTGGCCGCAAACGGCAGGATCATCCGGTCGATGGGCAGGAACTCGATGACCGGACGCTTCTTTTGCTCGTCGTACCAGAGCTTCAGGTACTGGGAGCCACCAAGGGGCAGTTGGGTGAGCATCTGCTCCTGCTCGTCCCGGAACTCCTCAATCTGCTCGGTGATCTGCCAGTTCAGGAAGTCGCGCTTGCGCTCAGCACGCTCCTGCTTGAGGTTGTCCACCTTGCCGATGATCTTGGTGCGCACCGGGCCGTCTGGTGGGAATAGCTCCTTGATCGCCCGGGACGCAAAGTCCACGCAGCCCTCGGCCATGACCGGGTGTACCGCGCGACTGGCACCAAGGAAGTTGGCCCCGCCGGGGGCGTCCTTGCCCAGACCCGTGCGCCGGATGCCCTCCTCGTACTGCTTGTCGCGCTCCTCGCGGGCGTTCTTGTCCTTCTCCAGCAGGCTGGTGTAGCGCATGCCCAGCGTGTTCAGGTCATACGTGTCAAGCTGTTCGGCCATGTTGGAGTAGAAGTCCGGGGACTCCTCCGGGCCGCTGGTTTCCAGACTCACCACGGCAGAGCCGTCGGGCATCTCCATGACGTCGGAGATGTCCTCGGGGAGGTCCACGTCAGCCGAGCCGTCTTCGTTCAACTCGGGATCATTGTCGTCTTGGTCAGCCATTATTTTGCTTTCCTGTTAAGCAGTTCGTACTGCATCACATCCATGTTGGGGGACATTGTAACTTTGCCTTTGACTGCGCCGCCTTTGGACATGTTGATGTCTGGGTTGCTGGTGTCGTACGTGCCACGGTTGCCGATGGCGGACTTGATCTTGCGTGGGTCGTGTATGCCGAGATTTTTTCTGCCGTTTTCCATTACATAAAAGGCGTCGTGTCCAAGATGTTTGAGCGCATTTTGCATCTTTTTGGATTCAATCGACTCCCAATCTCCGCGATTGGCGGCCCCAATGTAATTGCTTATGCTTCGGTCGGTGTAGCGATTGGCTTTTTCATAGTCACGCAGTGCTTTCATGTGTTCAAGGTTGTTGTAATCAAACGGGTTTGATACCTGAACATGAACGGGCATGATATTTTGACCATCCCCCGCGTGCTTGCTGTCCGCGCTGTTTTTGGCAAAAAAGTGCGCGGTTTCAGGGCTTTCGGTAACGAAAACAGAGTTGGCTTGTTTGGGCTTAAAGGCGCGTATATCCTGTGAAGTACCGTGGTACAGCCGCTCCTTAACTTTGCTCGGTTCCAAGAATTTGGCTTTGTTGGCATCAGACGTTTCACGTGAAACAGTGCCGCCCTTGGCGTATGTTTCACGCTTGCCATAGGTTGGCTTGTGTGCCAACACCAGCGGGCCGATCTGCACCACGTGCGCTGAGTGCGTGACGGGCTTCAGGGTCTTGCGGTCGTAGAAGAATCCGTGCCTGCGCGGGTCCATGCCGACCTGCGCCCA